GATTACGAAGTCTTCAACTCCACTGCGCACTCAGGGCGCAGAATGCCGTGACCAACGGCGTACTTCCCGAGGATCAGTGTGCACTGGTAGTCGATGAGCCAGCCGCTCTCAACCGCGAGGTCGAGCAGCTTGACGGTGCCCATAGCACCCTTCTGCCACACTAACGCAGCCACGGTCGTAAAGTTGCCTTGGTAAGCGGCAGGACCGGTGGCGATGTTCGACTGCGGCAGATTGTTCGTCTTGACGATTTCCATGCCAGCAATACGAAAGACCTTACCCTGAGCGTAACCACCATTCGGGGTCGGGTTGTAATCGCTGTGGATGACCTTGGACGAACTGGCGACCAACTGGTAATACTGCGCGGGCTTGATGCCAACGTAGCGGTCGCTCTCGGGTACATCTTTCTCGTCGAACTTCTGAGCCGCAGTGAAGAGACCGGCTTCGAGGTTCGCGACAGTCGTGAGATAAGCAGCGTCCGTGAGGACCGACCCGCCATTTCCACCAGAGACAGTCGCCGCAGCGCGAGCCGCGAGGATAGCCACCTGGAGGAGGTTCTTGTCGAATGCGCGAGCCAACGCCATGCCGATATCACGCGAATAAATCGAGCGAACGTCGTAGTGCGTTTTGAGTTCGTCGATCTGCGCGATAGAACGGTCTGCGATGAGCACATCGTCGATGATAAGCGTGCGCTCGTTGAGGCCCACACCGGTACCAAGCAACTGCGTACCTGGGGAGTGATACGCGGCAGTGCCCTTCCACGAGGCAGGGAACTGTGCCGATTTACCGCTGGTAATCGTGCGGACCATGCTGCGCGACTTCGCAACGTTGATCTCGTCGAAGGCCGTCAGGACTTCGCCTGCGAAGACCTTCAAGAACAAGGCATCTGGATCGCCAGCCTGGTTCAATTGCCCAAAGCGATTGGGCGTCATGTTAGCCATTTGTTACCTGTAGAGAAAAGAGGTTGACGTTGAACTACACAAACGTCGTCGCTCCCCTTCAGCGTGTCCGGTTTTCTCTCAGGGTGTCCACCGCAGTGGGCCTCAGTTACTTCTCGGTTGTTGCTATGAGGGTGTGACGCACTCCTCCTAAGAAGGAGTGAGCGGTTTTTGGAGATAGCGAATAGCTCGCTTCAAAGATTTCAGATCGTCACGCAACAACCCAAGCGCAACATTACAAGCAGTACATAACAATCCACGAACAAGCTTATGCCGATGACAGTGATCTACAGCTAAAGCTCTTCGCTTTGATTTCCGATTACAGATAGCGCAGCGGTTATTCTGTTTATTCAACAAGCTCTGATACTGTTTTTTGGAAATACCAAAACGGTATCGGTGATTAATTTCCCTAACTTTATGAGGATTCGCTTTTCGCCAGCGCCGCATTCTTGCATTATGAGCTTGTTGCTTTTGTTCCTGAGTCATCCGTTTCCTACGAAAAGGAGAAGCCCCCGACAGCCATCTCCCTGTCCCCAAGGAAAGGAGGGGGAACCCAGGGGATAGGGCGCTGCCGGGAGCCGGAAGGTCTACTTCTTGAAGATACTTGCGACTTGCGGTGCGATCTTCTCCGCCGACCGTCCGACGACGTAGCCGCCGAGGCCGATCTTCACAATGGAAAGAATTTCCATCACGAATGCGGGGTCGAGTTGACGACCGTTAATGTAACCGCCAGTCCAGACGACTGTGCCAATGATGAAAGCGAAGAACAGCATGAGCATCGGACGCCAGTTGCGTTGCAGCCACGAATGACCGCTAGCTTCCGCCACGATGACATCGCGCTGTGCTTGAGCAAACTGCAAATCGGCTTCAACCAGCTTCGCTTGAAAGTTGGTCTGAAGCTGTGCGAGCGCGAGCGTAGCTGCGTTCTTCTCTTCAGGCGATCCGCCCTTAATGCTGTTGATGATACTAACAGCACCATCGAACAGATTCTTCACAGGACCGAGAAGGGCGTTAACTATTCCCATCGCGATTTACCTGTTGCTCGATCTGACTTGAAACACGTTTGACTTTGCCAAACGCCGCTCAACAGACTGGCGATATTCGGGATCGTCAGCATATCGAGGATCACGCATTGCCGCTGTTACCTGAGCAGGGGCGGTATATGGCTGGACACCGCTATCAGAACCGGCATCGCCATTAAGAAGCGCAGGATCAGTTCCTACAGCTTCGTTATAGCTGGTGCCGATTGCTTGTAGAGCAAGTTTTGCAACAACGACGTTTCCCTCGTCAATGGCGTCATTGTACGCCTTGACCGCTGCAGGATCGCCATTCGTCGCCGCCCACTCCAGCACGCTCTTCAACACCTCTTCACTACCAGCAACCTGCGCGAACTCCTGACGCATCTGTGTAGACTGAGCCTTGAGGCCATTGATATGAGCGTCAATTGTTGCGCGATTGATACCCTTAGCTTCGAGAGCCTTGATGGTCTTCTCGGAAAGGACACCCTTGTTCGCGGCGTACTCCTGCGTAAGAGCGGCCATGTCGAGACCGGCCTTCTCTACAGCTTCACGGGCTTGCTCTGGAGTGATCTCGGATTTCTGCTCACCGAGCTTCTTCTCCAGCGCAACATGCGCCGCTTCGAGATCAGCCTGTGTCTTGTACTTTCCGAGAATCAACTTCTCAGCAGGCTTGTCACCTGCTGGTTTATTCGGATCGACAATCACCTTGTTCGCATCGCCGCTGATGTTGTCCTGCGGCTTTGCATTCGGATCAGGGGCGATGTCCGTTGAAGTCGTGACCTGTGTCATTTAGCGGTCTTCAATCGTTTGTTCGATTGAAACCGGCCCCTGCGCCGTCAGGACGGTAGTAATCTGCTTGTACTTCGCAGGCTGATATTCGCCATTCTTCCCAATCTTCGGGCCATCACCGAGTTCAGACAGAGACTCGCCGGAGCGCTCACGCGCAGACACAGACTCGTTCTGATCTGCTAGACCTTCACTACGACCATCCTCGCCCATTTTACCTGGGACGCGAGGAAGCCTTGGATTCAGCACCATCAGTGCTACTCCTTTTCAGTGTTTGGTTACTGTTGCTGCGCGGGAGCGGCGGCGCTTTGAGCAGCCACCGCTTGATCTGACATCGCTTTGATACCAGCAGGCGCAGTCTTCTCCAGCATAGCCTGCTGCGCTTTCTGCGCGCGGGATTGCTGTACTTCTTGTTCAGAACGCACGAGCCCTTCGATGTCAATGCTGAGAGCCGCTGCACGACGCTTACCATAAGCGCCCGCGCTGAAGTACTCAGCAACAGCTTCAGGCCCGAACGCCTGTGCGACACCTGCAAGTAGAAGATCGAGCTTCATCAGATCACTCGAACGTCCAAGCCCATCAAGACCAGTAATGATCTGAGGACTCACGAGATCAGCAGGCAGCGTGGGCAATTTGCGTTCCTTCTGCATCTCCAACATCAGACGCACCACGAGCGGACGCTGCAATTCTTGGCCAAGAATTGAGTAGGTGCCACCGAGGGCTTGCTCCAACTCTCCTGCCATGAATCTGATTTCTTCCGCAGTGACACGTTCAGCTTGACGCTGGATGCTGCTATTAAGAAGGAAGGCTTGCTCCATGCGATGCTCGATTTCGTCCGCTGTCGCTTTGACAACCTGGAAATCAGGGAACTTCTCCATCGCCATGACTGCGATGTCTTTCGGCTTGCCATTACTTACAGCGCCTTCGACCATCGAGCCGCTTGAAGCTTTTTCGATCTCTTTTCTACTCGTGACACCACCCTCATCGAAAATCCAAATGATCTTCGAGGCATTAGCAGCGAACTCAACGATGGATTGACTGAGGGATTCAAGAGAGTGTAGGTCTCCGAGATATTCCTCGACATGTCCGCGTCCATAATCGGAGCCGGAAATCGCAGTCCAACGGGCAGCGATCCAAGCGTTCTTATCTTTGGGATACGTTCCTTCTGTCCCTTTAACAAGCACGTCGAGTACTTCCTGATGCACCTTCCACGAGCCGTTGTCCTGTTTCTTCACCCAGGTGTATAGCCAGATCGTGTCGCCGTCTTTATCCGCAGCAGGCGGCGCACCCTGAGCGTTAGTCTTCGAGTCAACGATTGCTTTGACCAACGGTGGTAGAGTCTTTCTGCTGAGACCCTCGCGAACGATGATCTCAAACGGCTCACCAGATACGTCGCGTTTAACGACATAGTTGGCGAGGTTGTGAAACTTCAGCCCGCCACCCTTGAGAATTTGCAGAAGACCGTTGCCTGCCACGATGAGATGCTTCTTGCACTCACTAAGGACAGGACGCCACGCCTTCTGTTCCATTCTCGTAAGCGTGGCGCGTTCCACCTTCGCCAGCGCTGCCTCAATCTCTGCTGTAGGATCATCACCACCGCGCGCTTTCAACTTGTCCATCAAGAAGTCTTCCACTTTCAAGCGGAAGAACGACGAACCAGGAGGAAACAGCGCGAGTAAGAGCTTCGAGGAAAGGTTGTTGACCCCTCTAGCACCGACGCTCTGAAATGGCGTCGGTAACTGTGAGGTGTCGTTCGTGCTCTCCGGTGGGAGTAGCGCGGGAATCGTTAACATAGAACACTCACGCGCCCGCATTAACACAGGGGACCGTAGAGTTTCTAGCTGCGTATATCGACCCGAGGCTGTTACCACAGGGGGCTGCTCTTGTTTGTTGTCGTCAGGCATCCGTAGTTATCTCGGGAGGTTGATCTTCAGATCATCAAAGCCAACCTTCGGCACCTCGATGCGAGGCCCAAAGATGGCTCCGGCGTCCGGGGCTGGAGGTACGCCTGACTGATCGGTGGGGTGTTGTAGCTGCGTGATTTGCTTCTGCTTCTGAGTAACTTTTTCTTGTAACGTCCGTCGTTGAATGTTGGCGAACCAACCTTCCTTTCCTTCATATGTTGCGAGACGAGCTTGAAGACTGTTCAACTCACCCGTTAGCTCTTCTAATGAAGGAAGGCGCGTGCTGACAAGCAACGACGGGAGTACGGGGCTGCTCATTGGTTAGGACTCCAGAACTCGGATAGCTTGCTGTTCATGTTCGTGTTTGAGTTTACGAACCACGTCAGCGCGACCGACTGCAATCCACACTTCCCGCTCCAACATGTTCGGATTCGGGCATCTATCTGGATACAAGCGGTCTAGCCAATCGACCAGGGCCTTGGAAATCGAGGGTATCGGGGTGTCTGCCATGAAGGTCTATGGTTCCTACCGGAGCCTATGTGGTAAGAGTTAGGGAGCCGGAACCCCTCTAACCTGTTTGCTAGCAGGTAGCTAGCAAGCTAGCACTGGATTATGCACGAGCAATGATTCGACGGTGTAAACCGCCATACCACACGCTTTTGCTACATAGATTTCGATTGCCGCGCCACGAGATTTCTCCCATCCCGGCAAGACAGCTATAGCATCTTGCTCAAGTAGAGCAGGGAGATCAACACGCATTGCAGATTTGGTTGTGACTTTCTGTGCAGTGTCTTCCGTAATTCCAACAGCAATGTCATTCTCTGCGGGAGACCACACCATGTAACCAGCCGCTCGTAGTTGAGCAGCACCTTCGTAGAACGCTGGAAAATTACATTGGGGGAGACCGCGCATCGGCCCCGCGATGTACAGCTTCATCGAACACCTCGCGCCTGCGGAGCACCAGCCGCTTCCAGTTCTTCTTGTAGAAGAGCAAGAGCGCGCCACGCAACTTCTACAGTGTGAGACATTTCTGTCTCTGGATCAATAATGCCACGATCTGTGAGATGACGGCCAATGCAGTCCGCATGATCTGAAGACTTGCTACGTGCCCAATGCAGTGGCTCGCCTGGGTTGTGCTTGTCGTTTCCATATTTTGAAAGACGAGCAACAGCGGCGAGTGCTGCAGGAAAGTAATCCAACACACCCGTCACAAGCGGAACATTCTTTCGCTCAGCAGAACCCACAGGCATCGTCTGTTTTACTTCGGCTGCCAAAGTACAACCTCCTTCTTCTTAAAGTCGTAGTCAGTGTAGCGGCAGATGCGCGCCACACGAGCATTTTGAAGTGCGATCTCTTCCCCGAGACCAGCCTTCGCATACGTTGCGACAATGACGGGCCACGCATCTGTGAACGCCTGACCCAACAGGAGCTTCTCAGCCTTCACCGGTCCAATACCAGGACAGCCTTTGTAGCCGTCCGAAGTGTCACCAGTCAGGGTTTGAAACAGGTGGAAAGCGTCAGCCTGCTGCTCTGTGACCGGCCTGATGAACGACTCGTAGTTCTCACTGCCGCGCGCGTGCGCGTAGTTGAAATGCAGACCTGGAATCGTCAGCATGTCTTTATCAATGGAGACAACGATCTTCTCGCCCTCCACCAGCTTCGGATGCGTAGCGAGAATACCAAGCACGTCATCGCCTTCGAGCGTCGGGCGCTGGAAGACTGTATAGACCTCACGACAGTACTCGCGCATCGCCTTGTAGGTGACAGGCTTCCTTGTCTTCCTGCGATTGCCCTTGTACTCGGGCATCACATCAGGACGCCAGCGCGTATCATCACTCAGAGCGACGATCATGTCGTCAGCCTTGAGCCCATCTTTGATTTCAGCTACGGTATCATCGAGGTGCTTGATGCTGGCAGTGAGATCGCCATGCACTGTCCACAGCCATTCCTCCCATTGTGCCTCGTATTCGTGGGCTGCGGCTGCTTCGTAAATGAGCGTGTCGCCGTCGATGAGAAGTGTGCGTTTAGGCACGGTAGACACGCCCTCTCCAGACGGCGAGGCCGTTGTGGATGTAGATGGGTTCAGCTTGAAAGGCACCGGTCGTTGGCTCGAAGGTCAGTACGACGCAGCCTTGCTGCCAATCCGGATCGACCATGTACTCAGGGTTCAACGAGCAAGTGCAACCAGTCTCAACCCAACAATGGTTGCCGTTGTGATCCTGGTGGAAGTGCGCGCCGAGTCTGTGCGTGTGGCCGGATGCACCAGAGCGACCATACTTCTCCATCTCTCCCCGAGCAGTGTAGCCTGAGAACTTCCGAATGATGGTGCCGTGCTTCAGAATCCATTTCGGGAGAAACTTCTGCTTCGACTGCGCGCCGTCGTATGGTGCAAACGTTACGCCAAGCTCTGAGAGTCCGAGCAGAGAAGGCCACGTTAGCGACTTGCGGAAATTTGTCAGCGACGTGAGCGCCTTCGCGGTGCCCTCTAGATTCCAGAGGGTACGACGCAGACGATCACAGTGGTTGCCTTCTAACAGGATGAACTGCGAGTTCGGGGTTAGCAATCGCATCTGAGCGAGGTGTTGCCGCGCCATGTTAATCTCATCCTGCAACGACTCCATACGCTCAGGATTCTTGTCGAATCGAGAAAGTAGATAACAGTCGAGCAGATCGCCCATGTGAACCAACACATCGGGCTTCAGGGCCGCCGCAATCTGACCGACGATGGACAGCGCCCTGTCGTCTTGATTTGGGAAATGCGTGTCGCCATAAAGCAACGCCGTTGATGTTTCCCCCTCAGGGGCAACCGCCGCCATCGGCATGGGAACGCCGAGCGGACGAATTGGTACGTCTAGAATCCCTGACGAATCCTCCTCCTTGTATTCCGCGCCGATGCTGCGGGCGTAAGCGGCAACAGCCGCCGCCTTTTGATCTTCAGTCACTTACTTGCTCCTAACGAGGAGTTCTCTGAATGAGTCAGCCAGCGAATGTTGTCAGACTCGTAGCCGCGATCAGGATTGATGCGGTCGATAGACGGGGTTAGACGACGATCAAAACGAGAGGCTTCCCATACTGAGAACAGTTGAACAAACTGACTGTCAGAAAGAGCCCAATCGTAGAATTGTTCTTTCGGTAGAATCGGGAACCCAACATACAACTCACGATTGCGGGGCTGGATGCCTCTGACTCGGGAAAGCATATTGCGGTAGACACGCATCAAGAACCCGTTCGGTGTCTTCTCGTACTTCTTGGTGTATCTGTTCTTGGTACGAGCCCTTTGTTCTCTTTGCCACCGCAACTTCCTTTCATGCTTCAATGCGTCTCGCACCAATTACCTCCTACCTTTGTCTCGCCGTCAAGCGGGCACCGGAAGTTGAAGTGAGAAGTCATACTGCGGATTGAATCGACGAGCACAATTTTCGTGGCTTCGATCACCAGTGGATCATTCCACGTCGCTATTTGGTTCTCGTC